AAGATTTTCATCAAGCCTGCTAGGGCCATTGAATTCATCGCTCTTGATTTCATTATCACAGATTCCGGAGCATCTTTTGAGGATTAATCAGAAAGTTTTTAGAACATTTACTATTTAATATTGAGGAGATAATAATAAAATGGCAGCAAACAAGTTTTGGAGTGATTCGAGTTTAGAACCGAAAAGGCAGCATAGATGGCTGTTGTATGTCGGCGGCGAACCTATCCCAGGCTCAACACAGGGCACAATCGGAATTCCTACATTCGTAGTGAAAAGCGTTGCAAAACCAACCGTAACAGTCACCGAAACAGTTCACAACTTTTTTGGTCATAAATTTTATTATCCAGGAATGGTAGAGTGGGGAACAACGAGTTTTACTCTTGTAGACCCTGTTAATCCAGATGTTTCTCAAAAGGTATATGAAGCGCTCACAAGCGGCGGATACAATATCCCAGAGTCCCAGCCAGTTAGTACTGTAACAAAGGATCTTAGTGTTAGAGCATTAGGAAACATTGTAACACTTCAACAACTTTCTGCAGATGGCAACACAGTTGTTGACCAATTCCAACTTTGGAACCCATGGATCACAAACATTGAATTCGGTACTCTCGACTATGAAAGCGATGCCTTCGTAGAAATTAATCTAACCATTCGTTATGACTATGCGACTTTTGACACTGGACAAGGTTAACATTTAGTTAAAAAGTTAGTATAATATAATTTTAACGAGGTAAATATGTCAGTCAGAAATAATGAAGATCGTCTTGGATCATCAGCATCTAGCGATTCAACATTAGAACAGGAGGTTGTGAACTCTGGAACCGGTTTCTCCTTTGCGACACCAACAGAGTTTGTTGAACTTCCATCAAGAGGACGATACTATCCAGAGGGGCACCCTCTACACAATCAAGAGACAGTCGAGATAAGATATATGACTGCGAAGGATGAAGATATTTTAACTTCTCAATCCTTGTTGAAAAAGGGTTTAGCATTAGATAGACTTCTACAAAATGTCATTGTTGATAAAGCGGTAACACCAGAAAGCCTCCTTTTGGGAGATAAGAATGCGCTAATTGTTGCAGCAAGAATTACGGGTTATGGTTCCGATTATGATACTAATGTTACGTGTCCTAGTTGTAATGCATCTTTTAGTCACGAGTTTGACTTAGTAGAAGTTACCGAACTAAATCATGGAAATCCAGAAGAATATAATGTTCAATTAACAAGCAAAAACACGTTCATGTTCCAACTCCCGCGTTCAAAAGTCAATGTAGAAATTAAATTATTGACATCTGCTGACGAAAAGAAACTTACAGAACTTTCAGAAAGAAAAAAGAAACTCAACCTTCCTCAATCTAGATTATCGGATCAGTTGAGAGCCGTTATTGTTTCAGCCGAAGGTGAGACGGAACAATCAAAATTAAACATGCTGGTAGACAATATGCCAGCCATGGACGCCAGACATATTAGAAGTGTCTATTCAAATGTATCTCCTGATATAAATCTAACCCACACAATTGTATGTCCAGAGTGTGGCTCAACGAACGAGGTGAACGTGCCGCTTGCGGCAAACTTTTTTTGGCCTGGATGATAAATATATAGAGAACGTGTATGAACAGTTCTTCTTTCTTAAATATCATGGTGGCTGGAGTTTCACAGAGGCATACAATTTGCCTGTTAAAATTAGGCTTTGGTTTGTTCAAAAATTGAGCAAGCAAATGAACGCTGAAAAAGAGCATATTGAAAATGCCCATAAAAAGAAATAGTCAACTAATTATAGAGCATACAGGAATCTTAAGTATTGGCTACCGAAGAAGAACAGAAAAGGCTAAATAGACTACTAGAGGAATATAATAGATCTCTAGAAGAGACTGTTAAAAAACAAGACTCAGTATCTAAAGGAATGAAAGAGGAGGTAAGTCTTCTAGAAAGGAAGATGAAATTATTATCTCTTCAAAATAAAGAATTGGCTGATGCTTTAGAGTTTGCTGAGAAAGAAGAAAAACTACAGAAAAATGAAATAAAGGCTAATGAGAAAGAACTTAAAGATGCCATTAAACTAGGTAAACTTTCCGAAGAGGAAGTTAAACAGGCTAAGGCAAAGTTGGCTCTTCAGAAGGAATCTAACAAGCAAGGGGAGAAGGCTGCTAAGCACCTTGCGAAACGTAAAAAACAAGAAGAAGATATCAGCAGGAAAATGAAACTCCAACAAGAGTACTCTGATGGATTTGTAGACAACTTAAAGAGAGCAACTGGTTTAGGCGCAAAGTTTGGCGAAACAATGACTGGCGGAGCCATGAATTGGGCGGCTAATTGGACCAAAAATCTCGCACAAGGTCGAGAGGGTATGAGTAGAATGGGTATGGCCGCAGAAAGCATGGGGGATGCCATCGGCGGGGGTATCGGATTTATTGTTAAAACAATCGAAGAGTCAATATTAGGTTTAGATACAATGCAGTCTAGATTTGTTCAGGCTACTCAAGGTTCAGAGGCCTTCGCTGAATCTGCTGGAGCAACCTTCGATGTTCTTAGAAGCATGGGTGTGGCTTCAGACGAGGCAGCAGGAGCGATCATATCTTTATATGAAAATACAGTAGAATTTAGGAGGGCTAGTCCAGCCCTCAGAACAGAATTTGGAGCCTTCGCCGCTCAAATGCAACAAGCAGGTGTTGATAGTAAAATAACTTCCGAAACATTTCAGTTGCTAAACAAAACTATGGGGTTGCAAGGTAAAGAACTTATAGACACGACCACGGAACTCAGAACTTTTGGACAAACAGTGGGCATAAGTGTTAATAGACTTCTCCTAGATATGTCTGCAGCCGCTCCAACCCTCGCCGCTCACGGAAAAAATATGGTAAATGTATTTAAGGGCCTCGCCGCACAAGCAGAGGCTACTGGTTTAAATGTATCAGACCTCTTAAGTATCGCTGGCCAGTTTGATACTTTTGATCAATCAGCCGAAGCAGTCGGTAAATTAAATAGTATTTTAGGTGGACCATTCTTAAACAGCATTGATATGGTTTATATGTCTGAAGAAGAGAGAATTGCGGCAATGAGAAATGCTTTGGAACTTTCAGGTAAATCTTTTGATTCAATGAGTAGGTATGAGAAGAAGGCCTTCGATGCAGCAGCGGGTGTTAATAATTTGGCAAAGTCCCAAGAGTTGTTTGGCACTGCATCAGAAGAAGTAGCGGAAGCAGCAGCAAAAGCAGGGCAAGAAATAGATCAAGGAGAGACAATCAAAGAAACTGCTAAAAGGGCTACCACAGCAGGAGAGGAAATAAAACAAATGTTCACGGGTATGGTCCCAGTGTTCAGGGATGTTAAAGGCGTGCTAGATGAAATTCTTATAAAGGTTGAAGAATTTAGACAGGTAGTTTTCCCCAAACTTGAGTCATTTGGAATTGGATTAAAAGATATGTTTTTGGAATTACCAGGAATAATAAGCGACATTCAAACAAAACTTGAACCTGTTCTCACCAAAGCGCTAAGATTGTCAGACGTAGTTACGAGTTTCCAAAGTGCTCCCGAAGCAGCGCAGGCGTCAAAGGTTGGATTTTTTCAAAGTCTCTTTAGTTCCGATGCATCGGGAACCGCCACCTCAAGAGGTGCTTCGCTTCAAGGGATAAAAGCGGACGGCGGATACATACAAGAGACAGGCAACTATAAAGTTCACAAAGGTGAGTATATTATTCCTGCAAGGCAAGTCGCTGCAGCCGGCCTAGATCCCTCCACAAGGCCCTCAAGCCTCACAGACGCCTCTGCAATCGCCGCAGCCGTTAAAGAGGGTGTTTCGCAGGCTCTAGCGTCTCTTGGAGCCGGAACAAACACGGTTGTACAATTGAACTTAGATGGTAAACAAATTCATAATGTTGTAGTTGATCATATGAGACAAAGAGCAGTGGAGAGACCGGCATAATGTCAAAATTATTTAAATCAGATTTACAATCAGACCCAACAGATTTCATAGCAAACAAGGGATTTTATATTGATATATTCCATGTTAACTCTGGAGAAAGTGTAAAGTTTAAGGCTATGTTGGAAGAGTTTTCAGATACGTTTAATTCAAGTTATGATGAGCAATACTTCGTAATGCAAACTCAACCAATTAGAAAATGGATGAATACTACCAGAGAAATTTCAGTATCTTGGAAAGCGGTAGCATCGGGTATTTCAGAGGCCAAGCAGAATATGGGAAGAGTTTCTATGTTGACAAACATGCTTTACGCAGAGCAAGAAAAAACAAAAGATGGAATGATGATTACAAAGGCCGGCGGATCTCCTCTATTTAAGGTTAGGCTTCAAAATTTAATCGGAGCCCCCGGTACAGATTTTGGACCAGCAGAAACCGCAGGTCAATTAGGATATATTGCCAACTTTCTTTATAGATTTGATATGGAGCAGACCGGTTTCTTACACGCCCCATCTTTGAAAGACAACGCCACAAATGCTGGAAGATCAATTAGGAGATCCGAACAAGGGCAAGAAAACATGGTCTATCCACAGGCTATAAATCTGTCGTTTACATTCTATCCTGTTTACGAAAAAAGCCCCGCTTGGATTAGAGACGAGTCAGGAGAGATTAAGTTTAATGTCAATTCTGTTTCAGGAGATAAGACAAAGTTTCCATATGGAGTTGAAACAGACACCGTTGCCACTAGAGGCAATATAAGTCTTCCATCAAAAACTCAGGCGGCACGCGACGACGCCGAAGCCAAAGCAGGTGAGATTTTTAATAAATGAGCGATAGATATTCAAATAGAAAAATTGTTACAAACAACAACTCCATGTATGAGGAGATAATCAAAGATAGAAATTTGAACTTTGTAAATCATTACATGACACCAAAATTTAAATATCCTACGATAGAACAAAGAAAGGATCTAATAGTTTCTCAGCACATATGGGTTACTGGCGATAGGTTTTATAAACTCGCTGACAAGTATTATGATGACCCTAAATATTGGTGGGTAATTTCATGGTACAACCAAACACCTCTTGAATCCGATGTAAAACTTGGAGATGTATTAAACATCCCGCTTCCTTTGGATAAAGTTTTGGAAATATTTTATTAAGTGAGAATGTAAAATGGCAGGTCCAGATCAAAAAGGCACAGAAAAACAGCCAATACAAGGTAAGAAAAGAATCCCAGCGTATTCTGATCAGTCTCTTCTGACAGAGTTTGTTGAGCATTTTGTTTCCTTGAAGGGTAGAGAGATAAAACAAGATTTTAAGAATTTTGCCTTAACTGATCCGTCTGCTGAAACCTCCAATATATACTTAAGTAAATTAACAGGTGTTAATGGTGGACAATCTTTAATAGAACAAGTGCCTAAATCTATTATCGCTGATTTAAAACCGTATTTGAGATTGTTCATAGTTCAAGGTATGGGTAAAAATTATAAACAAGTTGAACTGCCTTTTAGCAATTTTGATAATTTTAAAGACATAACCAGTTCTAGGCAAGGTTCAGCAGTTGGTCTTAGATCTTTTTCATATGATTACTTGGGTACTCATCCAGGAGACATAGACTATTTCATTAATTGTAATTTAAAACTTTACTTTGAATCTCCCGATGCTTTGTTTAAGAAGTATGGAGACAGAAAAACTGGGCAAGTTTCTTTTTCAGATTTAATCTCTCGACCACTAGGCAAGGCAAGGATTGATCCAAATCCTCCCAAGGGAGGTGATAAAAGAAGCAGTCACTTGCAATATGATCAAAAAAATCATAGAATTAAAGTTGATATTGGTTACACTCCAATAAGCAGGAGTAGATTAGCCGAAGCATATTCTTCAATAGGTTTTGATGGAATCACTGCTAGAAGAAAAACTCAAGAGTTTTTGGACGCTCTTAGTGCGAGCAGAATAGTATTCTTTCTAACGTTAAAAAAGCACACTTTTGTTCCTAATTTCGATACATCAGACATATCTTTTGAACTTGACATTGAATACAATGGTTCTGTTGAGCATGCTTTTTTGGCTCAGCCATCAAACATTTTAATCAGAGAAGATACTCCTGAGCAGGAGCAAGAGAGAAGAAAAATTGAAGACAGCATTACAGAAGCATTGGCTAATATAGGACAACTTAAACATGTTGATCCTAGTGTGACGGAAAGTATTATTGCTGCCTTGAAAGATCCTGAGAATTTAAAAACTAGCGGAGAATACCGAGGCATCGATATTAATAGCAAGTCAATTAATAGCGGCGATGCTGCTACTATGGTTTTGGGGAATATACAAAATGAAATAGCACAAAACGCTTTAGCAACCGAAGGTCCACCACAACTGCCATCATTTTCAGGCGATCCGGCGGTTATTCAAGCAACAACCAGATATTTAAACAACATTAACAAGTTAAAAGAATTTAATGATGGTGTAAAAGATTTGGCCTCTGAAAAATCTTTTAAATCACTTTTGGATGCTTATAGTAGAATATTGAGAAAACTTGACGAGGGTGATAAGATATATAATATTCCAATTGATAAGAAAAAATATGTTCAATGGGCTTGCAAGAATGATGACTTCCGTCGCGACAAAGGAGAACTGACCGAAGCCTCAGTGAAAATATTAAAGAGAAAGGCTAGGGATGGTGATGAGGAGGCTAGAAAGAAACTAGAGGATTTTGAAGAAAGAAGAAATTCTTTATTAGAATCTAGAGATCTTTTTGAGTCAGAAGTTCTTAAAAGTGGTCTCAAGATTGTTAAAAGTAGTAAAGATTTTATTGGTAGAAGACTTAAAAAAGTGAAAAAAGGCATTGCAAAGGTCGAGCGTGATAGAGAAAAAGGTGTTGACGAAAGAGAGCAAGCCAAGTATGTTAAAAGTTTGTTCGATCCAGGTAAAAATTCAGCAAAAAAAGGAAATAGACAAAAGCATATTCTTTACTGGTTCTATTTTGGAGATTTGGTCGATGTTGTAATGGATGTTATTACTAACGAAAAAATCAGTAAAGAGTTAGATTTAGAATTTTGGACCGCTAAAAACAAAGATGGTGTTCTAAAAGTGATCATGGGGGATGTAGACTTTATCCACCCGCAGACACAAAGAAGAGTGAGTATAAATTTAGCAAAGATACCAATATCTTTTGAAATGTGGCAAGAATTCTGGAAAACCTTTGTGGTTAGAAGGGCAAAACAAAAGTATTATTTTAAAGCATTCCTCAGAGATATCTTAGTTCAAGTAGTTCAACAGGCGTTGACAAATAAAAACAAAGTCCCAGGCCAGCCCATGGTAAAACTCAGGCCTGCTATTGATTTTTTTGCTTTGCCAGCCAGCAAGTCCATAGAGTTGTTCCAAAACAGAGAGGCCATAAACGACAGGTCCTATTATGCTGTTTCTAAAAATAAAGTTGCGGACAAAATTTCTGATATAAATGTCTCTGATAACATTACTAAAGGTGAAGAACAGATTATGTTTATATACGACTCTTCTCAAGATTCTGGATTCATGAATGGGAAAAAGAAAGATGATAATAAAAAGGGAATATATCATATTATAATAGGAGAAGAGAACTCAACCATAACTTCTATTCAATTTAATAAAGTGGATCAACCTTTCTTCATGGAGGCTAAAGTGGAGGAAGATGGCTACTTAAAAGCCAACAAGCATCTTAGTGAGCCTTATCACTGTGATTTTGGGATGTATGGAAACACATTGATAAGACCGGGTAGGCATATATATATAAGATTTCCATTATCTTGGTTTGGAGACCCTTCGCAAGAAGGCTCTAGAGCCATGGCTCTTGGCTTGGGAGGATATTTTTTGATAACAAAAGTCACCAACCAAATAAATATTATGCCTGGTAGTGGCAGACTTGATTGGAACACTAACGCTACATGCAAGTGGGAAAATTTTGGCAGAGAGACGAAAGCCCCCAAAAATATTGATGAGAAACTGACAACAACTCCAGGAGACTTGTAGGAAGATGAGTATCATTAAGAAATTTGAAGACAGAAAGAATTATAAAGAATTTGAAGGTGATCCTCTTGGTATAGAATTCATGGAGGAGTTTTATGATCCGTCACCCATCGATCTTTGGTATACTAAAACTTTATATGGAAGAGTAGATCAGATAGGAGATGCTAGATATGCACCAGACTCCCTTCACTATTCAAGAAGAAAACAATTAGTTGGAACAAGTTTGTTTGCCTTCAATTTTGTTGCCGACGCTTTCAACGACTTTAAGGCTAGAGTTGATAGGATTTCATCACTCAGTGGACCAAACAGTTATGCTGGAATAGAAAGCAACAGTTTGATTAGAAATTTTACTGCTAAAAAGGCTTACATTTCATTTGAATCTCTTTATTCAACTTATATAGAAGGTGTGTTTGATATCTTTATGAAAGAGTATCTAAGAAAAACATCTCGAGACCAAGAGATAGAAGGCTACTCAGATTTTCTAAGACATTTTGTTAAATTTACTAATACGTATGCTAGGAGCCTGCCGATAACTAAAACAGCAGTTGTAAAATCTGGCTACAATACAATATTGACAAGTGGTTTAGTTATAGAGATAGCCTATGAGGATCATGATGACGACGATGTAAAGGCCAAATATATTGATGATCCAAATTTTACATACTTTCATCAATTAGCCAAAAAATATGGATTCTACGTTGATCATAATGCTCCTTGGAGACTGGTGGCAAACATATCATCTCCACAAATGCAAAGATATTGGCTCAGGGGAAATCTTGATCCAACACTCGGCGCTCAACAAAGGTTTGATCCAATGATGACTGCTAATCTTGACCCTAAATGCTGGGAACAATTTGAGCAAACATTACCACAGCAAACTCAACCTGAAAAATTGGAACTAACCGGCAAAAAAGGTAAAGATGTTTATTCTATGTTCCCTTTCAATGTCGGTCATTTTTTCGATAGTTTCTATACAAAGGCTTACACTCAAGACATCAACAATTTAGCGAGTCTGACAGTTCAGTTCTATAACCAATATGTAAGTGACTTTCCAAAAGTCTTGATAACTAAGGCGGCTCCTTGTCCAAATAAAGAAAAGCCTGCGAAAATATCAAATTTATATATTCCCACATCTAGTAGAGTTGTGGTAAGGAAGCCTATAAATATATCAAACATAACGCAAAGTAATCGACAATGGTTTCAAATATATCATAATTTGAGATTAAAGGAAGAAGGAGAGACATTCTCCGCTGCTCATTCAGACAATGTGATCAAACAATCGTTGAAAGTATTAAAACACGTTGACAAGAAGAAAAACATTCTTCATGTTGATCGGCAGGAACTATCGAACATCCAAGCATTAAAATATCTCAATGAATCCATAAAGGGTTTTCCTAAAAAAGGACAGCCAGCCGATTCTTTTGCTATTGAAAGTTTTTTCAACTTGACAAGCGAAGGAATATCTGATAGTATGGAGCCAACAAGTCAACAAATTGGAGTTGGAGGCGTAGATTACGCTGGAAATTAAAGGATAACTATTGTTATTTCAGACACTAGATAATAAACACGAGTGTGTAGGAGTATATTATGACGGAAATCTTTACTTCAATGATGAACTTCCTGAAGGAATTAGTGAAACGTGGAGTTATGCATCTTTTCTCTCAGATCGAGAAGTTAGATATGGCTATCTGCAATGTGCTGGCAGGTCTCTTGATACTGTTTGTCCCGATCATCTAAGAGACGATTGGGATAAGATTAATCAAAAGTTAAAATCATATATGAGATCTCTTTTTATATCAAAGGTGTCTCTGGATGACAACTGTTTTTATGATCTAGTTCCAGAGAAATTCTTGCTTGAATTCTGCGAAATTAAAAACAGGATTACGAAACACGTTTTTGAAAATTTTTTGCCGCCCAAAAATTTGAGATTCTTGACATTGTTGACAAAGGTAGTTGAGGATATAAATCAGCAGAAACTTAACATTGATATCGACCAATTCAAACCTCATCTTGCTGAATATAAAGCAAGACAATGGAGAAAGAAGGTTGAGAGACTTGAACCTTACATCAGATATGATATTTTTGGAACAAAGACAGGAAGACTGACAACGAGGAAATATAGTTTTCCAATTTTAACATTCCCAAAGGCTTATCGCTCGATTATAAAGCCCAATAATGATTTATTTGTAGAACTAGATTATAACGGAGCAGAACTAAGAACTCTAATGGCCCTATCGGACAAAAAACAGCCACAAATGGACATCCACGAATGGAATAGAAGATATTTATCAGGAGATAAGGTTTTATCGAGACAACAAATCAAAAATTCTATCTTTGCTTGGCTTTATAACTCAAAAAAGCACCCAAATGAAAGCATGCTAAGGAAGATGTATGACAAGGACAAGGTTCTGAAGGAATATTGGGACGGCGAGACTGTAAAGACTTGTTTCAATAGAGAGATACCAGCAGATGAGCATCACGCACTAAATTATATCATTCAAAGCACTTGTGCAGATCTTATTCTGCAAAAAATGATCAAAATATATGATATACTAAAAGATAAGAAGTCAAACATTGCCTTTTGTGTGCATGACAGTATAGTTATTGATTTGCACGCAGACGATAAGCATTTAATGAAGGATATTATAGAAGAGTTTTCAAATACAAGATTTGGCAAGTTTAAAACTAGCGTAAACACCGGGAAAGATTTTGGAAACTTAAAGGAGTTGTTTTAATGGATACCGTTATAGGATTGGGATCAGCAGGCTGCAACATAGCAGACGAGTTCGCTAAGTATAGTCAATATAAAATATATAAGATAGATTGCGAACTAGATGGATTAAGACAAGAGGGCATATACAATATGCCATGGCAAGATAGCGTTGAAAGATACGAAGAAAAATGCCCAGACATGACCAACTTTTTCAAAGGATTGTCAGGAGACATATTGTTTGTTTTAGGAGGATCTGGGAACATCTCTGGCGCAGCCTTGTCAATTTTAGAACGTGTTAAACACTGCAATATTAACATATTGTATGTTAGGCCGGATCTGGAATCTATAAGTATAACAAAGAAAAATCAAGAATGGGTTGTGTTCAATATCCTGCAGGAATATACGAGATCTGGAGTCTTTGAAAGAATGTACCTAGTTGATAACTCGAAAGTTGAGAAAACTTTAGGTAATGTGCCTGTGATAGGTTATTACGATAAACTCAACAATATGATTGTATCAACGCTTCATATGGTTAATGTTTATAATCATATCGGCTCAGTTGTTGATACTTTCTCTAAACCGATGGTTGGTCGAAGAATATCAACGATTGGCTTTTATGATACAAAAAATAATGAAAATAATTTATTTTATTTACTTGACAATGTTGGTGAAGTGCGCTATTATTATGCTATCAACAGAGAAAAGTTAGAAACTGATGGAGACATTTTGAAAAAGGTGAGAGAGCAAATCAAAGGCGATACAGAAACAAGCTACGGTATATTTGCAACAAATTACGAGCAAGACTACGTTTACACGATTGCCCACTCATCAGAAATTCAACGTCAAAAAAAGTGAAAAAAAACGCTTGACAAACAGAATTCATTGTGTTATGATGGATACAGCAGAATGAGAGATTAGTCATTCTGACTTTACTTAAACAAAGGAGTTAATTAATGGGTATTGATATGGAAAAAATGCGCACGCGACGGCAGGCGCTAGAAAACAAAAACGGTGGCAACCGAGAAATGTTCTGGAAACCACAAGATGGAGAGACAACGATTCGCATCGTCCCTACATCTGATGGTGATCCGTTCAAGGATTATTGGTTCCACTATAATGTCGGAAACAATCCAGGTTTTCTAAGTCCAAAGAAGAACTTTGGAGAAGAGGATGCTCTTGATTCTTTCGTTCGTAAACTCTACAAAGAGGGCACGGAGGACAGTATTAAGATGGCAAAGTCTTTGTCTGCTCGTCAACGTTTCTTCGCTCCGGTAGTAGTTCGCGGAGAGGAAGATAAGGGAGTGCGTGTATGGGGGTTCGGCAAGATGGCTTATGAGAAGCTTCTTAATCTTGTTCTTAATCCTGAATATGGCGATATCACAGATTCCGAAACAGGAACAGATCTTGTGATTCGTTATGGAAAGCCAGCAGGTGCTTCTTTCCCTCAGACGGAGATTACTCCTCGCCGTCGTCCTTCTCCATTATGTGATGATGAGACGAAGAGCGCTGAGTGGTTGGACACGGTTCCAAACTTTGACGACCTCTTTGAGCGGAAAAGCCCAGGAGATGTAGAGACAATCCTTGATGAGTATTTATCAGGTAATGTTGATGAGGATTCTTCTGGTAATGTCGAGAAGTACAACGCTGAGACTGGAGACTCAGTAGATAAAGCTTTTAGCGAGCTTCTATCGTAAGTTCTCTCTCACCCGCAGGGAGGCACGGGGCTACAGGTGTCTCAATTCTAATAATAAAAAAAGGATAAAATTATAAATGGCTAAAAAAACAAAGAATAAGAAAGTCACTAGTGGGCAAACAGTAGAACTACACTATGTAGGTACTCTAGAGGATGGTACTGAATTCGATAGCTCTCGTACTAGAAATGAGACTATTTCTGTTGAAGTTGGCTCAGGGCAGTTGATTACTGGCTTTGACAATGCTTTGACGGGAATGAAACTTGGTGAAGTGAAGAATATTACGCTACCACCAGAGGAGGCATATGGGGATGTGAATCCAGAGGCATATGATACAGTTTCTCTCAATTCCTTTCCAGATAGTTTCGAACCAGTTGTAGGCAACATGGTGCAGGGAGTAAGCCCAGATGGTAGACCAGTTGTGGCCAAGATTAACTCAGTTAATGATGATAGCATCATTCTAGATTTCAACCATCCATTGGCTGGAAAGACACTAAACTTTGAAATTGAACTCGTAAACATTCAAGAAGGAGGAGAATAATGAGTATTCAAGATAAACTTAGACAATCAGACTTAGCAGCAGATACAAAAGTAAACCTTATCTTTGAAGATGGAGAAGATGTGACTCATGCCTGGGGTGGTTATGAAGAAGAGGTATACGAGAACACAGGAGTTGCTAAGCATCTGGCGCAACTCGTAACTGATCCAAGTTTTAAAGATAATGATGTCCTTGAAGAAATGAGAAGTCAGGATCTTCTAGAGGATTATCCTCGCGATGGTAGCGGCTTCACAGATTTCGTTGAGGAGGTCATCAAGGAAACTAACTCTGACTATGAATGGTTTGAGAAGTGGACAGAAAACTACGATCACAAGCGTGGTTTTATGAATGTGCATGCGAAAGTAGGCACAACAGTTGAACAAGTACTTAATGCTAGTCCAGACTCTGTTTCTGGATGGAAGGCAGAAGTTACTACAGATCTCGGAACCACTACGGTGGAATGTTAAAGGAGGATAAAATGAGATTATTTGCTACTATTATGTTGACGTTGTTTATTGGTGCCTGTACTGGGACCACAACAACCACGACAACTAACAACACTACAGAGACAACTGAATCTAATACAAATCAGGTTACAGTTGCACAAGAACCTTCAATTGAAGCGAAGGCTCCAAAGTTGACTGAAGTCACTAAGGAAGAGGAGCCAATTGTTACTACTCCGAGTGTAGTTGTGACACCGGAAGAGAATGTTGATGGGGAGTCATCTCCACAAACACAACAAGTCCCAGAAAAGGAGTAAAAGGATTTAATTATGGCGAGAAGATCAAAAAACAAAGCAGGTAAACTTTCTATGTCAGATATGCGTAGCCTTATCAATAAAAAGGCGGGGATGTCTGTTGCACACGATTTGACTAATAATAACCCAACAGAGGTGAAGGATTGGATTCCAACCGGATCCCGCTGGCTGGACTCTATTGTTTGTCGTGGAAAGCTAACCGGTATTCCAGTAGGGAAGGTTGTTGAAATCGCTGGTTTAGAGGCAACTGGTAAGTCTTATATGGCTGCTCAGGTTGCTGCGAATGCCCAGAAGATGGGTATGGATGTAATCTATTTTGATTCAGAATCAGCGATTGACCCAACGTTCTTGGAAAGAACCGGATGCGACCTAGAAAACTTGCTTTATATTCAGGCTCAGAGCGTAGAGTTCGTGCTTGAGACGATTGAGGATCTTCTCGCCAATAATGAAAATCGTATGCTCTTTATTTGGGATAGTCTTGCTCTGACCCCATCCGTTAGTGATGTTGAAGGCGATTTCAACCCCCTCTCTTCAATGGCTGTAAAAGCCAGAATACTCGCCAAGGGGATGTCCAAACTAACTGTTCCGATTGCGAACAGTCAGTCCACATTCCTTGTTCTTAATCAACTTAAAACAAACATCACTAGAAGCCCCTCTGAGGCGATGGTCGAGCCTTATATGACACCTGGTGGTAAAGCCATGATCTATGCGTACTCTCTCCGTATTTGGCTCACAGGAAGAAAATCAAAGGCCAGCTATGTCCTCGATGAAAGAGGGTTTAGGGTGGGGTCAGAAGTCAAGGCAACTCTCAAGAAGAGTCGCTTTGGCACCCAAGGCAGACAAGCAAGTTTTAAAATTCTATGGGGGGAGCAAATCGGTGTTCAAGACGAGGAGAGTTGGTTTGAAGCAATCAAGGCTTCAGAACACCTTAAACAAAGTGGAGCGTGGTATACGCTTCTATATAAAGATGGCTCAGAGGATAAGTTTCAGCCATCAAAATGGAAAAATATGTTGACAAACGAAAAGTTTCGTGATAGAGTATTGGATATAATGGATGAAGAGGTCATCCTTAAATTTGATAAACGACAAGGCGAAGCAGCAGACTTTTATGATATTGAAAACGAAGATAACGAAGAAGGTGCGCAGCTATCTGTCGTTGGCCAAGAGGATGGCTCAACAGAGTGATTCTGGACGAGCCTGTCACGGAGCAGTCCTAGTTAAAGGTGGTAACATCATAAACGCTGGACACAACAAATGGGCGTATTCATCCTTTGGAAAAAGGTTCAGGCACAGGGGCAAAGGCATTTCAACTTTGCATGCAGAACTAGCAACAATATTGAATCTAGATCGCTCTGTCACGCAAGGGGCAGACATCTACGTTGTTAGAGTCGGCAGCGAAGGTAAATTCAAAATGAGTAAGCCCTGTCCAATGTGCGAAACAGCACTTAAACATGTCGGAATAAAAAGAGTATACTACACAACTAACAACGAAACCTTGGAGTATTATAAGCTATGAATATATTCGCAATTGAAAAAGATAAGCACGGAGGCATTGACTGGGCTCAATCAGCAAGATCACAAGACAACTATCGCGTTGTCAAGATGATTTTGGAGTCTTGTCAGATTCTATCAACTGCTCTAAACGAGCAAGGCATCGATGCTCCGTATCGCTCATTCAATCCCAAGCACCCCTCGTGTCTTTGGGCTGCTGAGAGTTCTGATAACTTCGTAAACCTAGTAGAGCATTGCGATGCAATGATCAAAGAGTATAGTTCCAGATTCAACAAGCAACACAAATGTGAAGCAGTGCTTGATAAGATTGTGAAACTATATGATCCAACAAAGTTTCCAACCAGTGAACCGACACCTCTTCGTATGGCTATGCCCAATGAGTTCAAGTCTGATGATATTGTAGAGTCATATCGTCGCTACTATGCAAGCAAGCCAAGAATGAGGTATCCAAAGGACAAGATCCCTACTTGGTTCGTTAAATACCGTGGAACAAAGGAGTATCAGGTCATCTAATGGAAGAAAGATTTTTAAACGAATTGTCAGAATACTTTCCAAAAATGAAGTTTTCACTTATCAACAAGGACATCAGCAACGATGGCTATGTGTCCTTCAATTATAAAGAGAGTCAAACTCTTAAAGCAGGAAGGAAGAAGATTAAATTATCTTGGAGCCCTCCAATATCAGAGATCAAGAGCGAAGAATATTATCAAAGGCTTTTGAACGAATGTCTAGGCGAAGTTGATAAACTTTATCCAGAGAGGAGGCGGTCTTGAAAAGAGTATTAATAATTGATGCCCTCAACATTTATTTGAGAGCTTACATCTCCAACCCTTCAATCGCTTTGAATGGTGAACCCATCGGAGGGGCGTTTGGTTTTCTTAAATCTCTACAGAAGTATTGTAGAGAAATGAAGCCAGACCACATTGCTGTGTGTTGGGATGGTCCTGATGGAAGCAGAAAAAGAAAGACTATGCACAAGGGATATAAGCAAGGTCGTTCTCCCGTTCGCTTGAATAGAAGTGTCCGAACTATGTCCGAGGAAGAAGAGTTTAGAAATAAAGTATGGCAACAACAAAGGCTAATTACTTATTTAAATTGTCTTCCAGTATCCCAAATTATGATCGAGAAGATAGAAGCAGATGATATTATTAGTTACGTTGCTCAGATGCCTCATTTCAAAGAGGCACAAAAGGTTATCATTTCAAGTGATAAAGACTTTTATCAACTCTGTAACGACAAGACAGTCGTATACAGACCCGTCCAAAATCAGTTCATAAACGCCAATAGGTTAGTGGAGACGTTTGGTATCCATCCTAACAATTTCGCCCTAGCAAGGGCCATTTGCGGCGATAAGAGCGACAACCTGGACGGAGTTGGCGGGGCAGGATTAAAGACCGTTGCTAAGCGGTTTCCGTTCCTCTCAGAGACAAATACGCACGAGATCTCAACTCTTATGGAGGCCTGTGAATCTGTTGAGAAACAACTG